TAGAAAGTAACGAAATAATGTATTCAACAGATGCAAGTGGGTTTTATAATATTTCATTTGATGTTAGAGAGGTTATAACCTAATGCCTAGAAGTTTATCGTCTGCTTTACAAACACAAGTATCTTCAGAAACAACCAAAACAGCTTTTTTAGTTGAGCTTAATTTATCATCTACTATCAGATTAACTGATTGGTATTCTAATGTAACTTATGATTCAAATACTTATGAAGCTGGTGGTTCTTTTTTAACAGTAGATAAAACTACAGAAACAGGTCAATTACAAGTTAATGAAATTAATTTAGGTTTTTCAAATATCACAGATCAAGTTAGGTCTTTAGTAGAAGATGGTTCTTTTACAGATAAAACAGTAGATATATATTTGGCATATTTTAATACAGATGAAAATATTGTAGGTGCAATAAATTTTTTTAAAGGTCAGGTAAGAAACGTAACCATATCAGAAGATATAAAAAATTCTGTTTTGAGTATGGTTGTTGCTTCTCATTGGGCAAACTGGAACTTAACCAAAGGCAGGCATTACTCAGATGAATCACAACAAGGATTTAGTAGTGGAGATAAAGGAATGGAATTTGCTACTCAAGTTAAAAAAGATGTTAGGTGGGGTAGATAATGGTTTGGGATAAAATAGTTCAATTTTTTATCTCTGTTGGAGAGGCTTGGAAAGCAGCAGATACTTTACAAAAAATTCAATATATTCTTACGGCAGCAACTGTTGTTACAGGCGTAAAAGGCTACATGCAGGCCAGACAAATGATGGCCAAAGGTCAAGACATACTGGCCAATAAAACCTCTGCTGGTGGAAAGATACCAGTCATATATGGTACAAGAAGGGTCGGAGCTCAGATTATCTACATGGATGTCAACGCTAATGACTCAAGAGATTTATATGTGGTCTATGCTTTAGCAGTAGGTGAAGTTGATGAAATTATTGGTAAAAGTATTGAATTAGATGGAAACAGATTAACTGATTCTGCTAGATTTAGAGATGGTGGTTATATAGGTTCAGATAAAATAGCTTCAGGTAACTATTCACTAAATACAGTTTCACAAAATGGTACTGGTATTGATGCTGGTGCTGGTCAATTTGGTTCAAGTCCTACTTCTAAATATAGATATGTAATGAACTTACATCATGGTGCTGCCACACAAACAGCAGACCCTATGCTTGTAGCTTCAATGTCTAATTGGACTTCAGCACATAAATTAAATGGTATTGCTTATATTGCTTGTCACTTTGGTTATGATAAAGAAGGTATTTGGTCAGGAGTACCACAACTAACAGTTCAAGTAAGAGGTAAAAAAGTTTATGACCCTAGATTAGATGATACTGCTGGCGGTAGTGGTTCACAAAGATTTAATGATGTTTCTACTTATGCATATTCAGATAACCCTGCTTTATGTTTTTTAAATTACATTACTGACAATGAAGTAGGTAAAGGTTTAACTGAATCTCAAATCAATATGTCAACATTTAGCTCTGCTGCTGATGTTTGTGATACAGAAGTTGATAACCCATTTTTTGGCGGTACATCTAAATCATTAACATGGAGTGGTGCTGCGGGTGATAGCTTTATAACTATTGGTGGTTCAGACCCTAATAGTGATTGGTGGCAAAATAAAATTGGTGAATTAATAGATATTTATGATAACAATGGTGATGGTGTTATTACAGGTAAAGAAATTACTGATATTCAAAGAGATGAATTCTTTGACCAAAATCCATTATATAGGGTTTATTTTAATGATACTTTAGGCACAAATTATTCTTCACAAACTACTGGTTCATCTTTAGTAAAGATTAAAAGATTTCACTGCAATGGTTATTTAGATACTAATAAAAATGTAATGGAAAATGCTAAAGAGCTTCTCTCTAACATGAGAGGTATCTTTTTATACATAAATGGTAAATATGAATTATCAATAGAAGATACAGGCACTTCATCATTTACAATAACTGATGACCACATTATAGCTGATGCTGGTATATCTATTGATTATGGCAATAAAGATAAAAAAGCAAATAAAGTTATTGTTGAATTTTTTAACGCTAATAAAAAATACGAATTAGATACAGCTACAGTTTTACATGATGCAACACCTAATTATTATTCAGATGATAATGATGAAATATTAGAAATTAAAGCTGAGTTTCCTTTCATAACTGACCCATATATTGCATATAACATGGGTAAGGCAATTCTTACTAGAAGCAGAAAGCAAATGACTATACAGTTCTTAGGTACTCCTGAGATGTATAAGTTAAATGTAGGAGATATAGTTACATTAAATTATGTTGGCACTTTTGATACATCACAAACTTGTAGAGTTGAAGCATTGGAATTACAACCTAATGGCCTGGTTGCAGTTAGCTTAATAGAATACTTTGATGTATATACATGGGAAACTCCACCTGAAGAACCATTAGAAGAATTAGCTAACTTACCATCTGCTTATGCAGTTAAAGCTCCAACAGGATTAACTTTTACTGATTCAAGCTCTAGCTCAACAGGTAGACCTATTTTATCTTGGGATGCTCCTACTGATTATCCTGATTATGAATTTAGAGTTAATGTTGTAGATAGTTCAGGCAATCAGTTAATGAATAGAATCGTAAATACAACATTTGCTGAACTTAATTTTACACCTACAGGAAGTAATTATGTTGCAAGTGTTACTTCATTAAATACTTTAGGAACTGAATCAGATGCTGAAACAGAAACTTTTTCAGTAAGCGATGAGCCAGTAGGATTAGGTGATATAAGAGCTGATGCTGTAACTGCAAATACTATAGACGTAAATGAGTTATCAGCCATACAATCTAATCTTGGATCTATTGATGCAGGTAGTATTGATATTGGCTCAGGTAACTTCACTGTTTCAACAGCAGGAGTTATGACTGCTACTGGTGCTACTATTTCAGGTAACTTAACAGCTACATCTTTGAATGTTACTAATGCAACTGTAACAGGTACTTTAGATGCTAGTGTTATTTTACTTAATAGTGAGCCTTTAGACAATGTTCTTACTTATTCTGAATCAGGTGGTATAGGTTTATTAACATTGAATGAAGGTGCTGCTATTGATGGTGACTTCGTTGTAAATGGTAATTTTGAAGCTACTGGTTCACAACCTGATTTAATTATTGGTAAGGTTGTTGGTGATACAAGCGATACAGTTCAAGCAGATGCAATTTTAAGAAGTTCATCAGGTAGTGGTGGCTTTAGAATACAAGCTGGTTCAAGTAATACTACAAAAGTTTCACTAGCTTATGATGCTCTAGGTGGTACAACTTTATTAGGTGATACTGGAGCAGGTGGTTCTACTGGAAAAGTCAGAATCAATGTAGATGGTTCTTTAGGTATGGAATTTAATGAATCAAGAAATGCTACATTTGCAGGTGAAGTTAAAGCAAATGCATTAGAATTACCTTCTAATACTCCATCTACTACAACAAACAAATTATATAACTCTAGCGGAACTTTATACTTTAATGGTTCTGCTTTAGGTACAGGCTCAGGAGATATAACAGGTGTAACTATAACTACTACAGGTGGTAGTTTAACTGGTGGTGCATCATATTCTTCAGGCGATGCTACTTTTACCCTTGATATAGGAAGCACAATAACAGGTGCTAAGACTTTTGATAACAACGTAGTCATTCAAGGAGATCTTGACGTACAAGGTACAACCACAACTATTGATACTACTAACCTAGATGTAAAAGATAAAAACATAACCCTTAACTATGGAACTGGTGATACTTCAGCAAATGCAAATGGAGCAGGTATTACTATTCAAGATGCTGTTAGTGCTGGTAATGATGCAACTTTAACTTGGAATACAAGTGATGATAGCTTCAACTTTTCGCATGATGTAAATGTAACAGGAACAGTAACTGCTGATGGTTTGACTGTTGAAGCAGGAAACAACGCTATTACATTTTCTACAGGTGATACAGGTTATGTACTTGTTACACATCCTACTCGTGGGGGAGATTATCGTTTAACAACAAATGGAACAACCTCAGAGCATTTTGATATTCAGAATGGAACAGAAAAATTAGCAAGATTTTCTGCCAACGGAGACATCTCCTTCTACGAAGATACAGGTACAACTGCTAAGTTCTTTTGGGATGCAAGTGCTGAACGATTGGGTATTGGAAATAGTTCACCCTCTTATCCTTTAGATTTTCCAACTAATCAGTCAGGTTTAGCTATTAGAATTGGTGATGATAATGTTGATTCTTATATAGCTTTTTCTAATCCAAGAGGATTTGTTGGTTTTGATGCTACAGGTTATATGACTTTGCAAGGTGGTA